TACAGCTATTACGTTAAAACGGAACACCCCCCGACGTCATAACGGAACAGGGGATACGCCGAATGTTGATACAAATACAGAGATTACTACAGAGATTACTACAGAGATTACAACGGAGGCTAAAAACACTATTGGCGCATCCGCTGACGCGTCTGCACCAGCGCGTTCTGCCAGACAGGAATATTCACCGGAATTTGAACAGGCCTGGCAGGAATATCCCAAACGTGCTGGTGGTAATTCAAAATCCGCCGCTTTTAAAGCCTGGAAAGCCCGAATCAGGGAAGGTGTGACACCCGAAACCATGCTCGACGGTGTGAAACGCTATGCCGCCTGGGTGCGTGTCTCTGGAAATACCGGTACCCAGTTCGTGAAGCAGGCGTCGACGTTCTTTGGTCCGGATCGTCATTTCGAAGAATCCTGGGAAGTTCCTGCGGTATCTGCAGCCAGACGCGAGGACCCGTACTTCAAAGCCAGTTACGACAACGTGGACTACAGCCAGATCCCGGAAGGATTCAGGGGGTGATCATGAGTCTTTTGAATGAAGTTCAGAAATTCATTGAAGCCCATCCGGGGTGTACTTCCGGAGACATTGCGGATGCTTTTTACGTGGGGGCTTAATGAGTAATAAATATTGCCAGGCGCTGGTAGAACTGCGGAACAAACCAGCCCATGAACTGAAGGAAGTGGGCGATCAGTGGCGCACGCCGGACAACATTTTCTGGGGAATTAACACCTTGTTTGGTCCGTTTGTTCTGGATCTGTTCACTGACGGTGATAACGCCAAATGTGCCGCGTATTACACGGCGGAAGACAACGCGCTGGCGCATGACTGGTCAGAACGTCTTGCGGAGCTTAAAGGTGCTGCCTTTGGTAATCCCCCATACAGCCGCGCCAGTCAGCATGAGGGGCAATACATCACCGGCATGCGTTACATCATGAAACATGCCAGTGCCATGCGTGATAAGGGCGGGCGCTATGTTTTCCTGATCAAAGCGGCCACCAGCGAAGTGTGGTGGCCGGAAGATGCAGATCATATTGCTTTTATTCGCGGGCGTATTGGTTTTGAACTGCCAGCCTGGTTTATCCCGAAAGACGAAAAGCAGGTGCCAACAGGTGCTTTCTTCGCTGGTGCTATTGCTGTTTTCGACAAGACCTGGAAGGGAGCGGCAATCAGCTACATCGGGCGCGATGAACTTGAGGCATGTGGTGAGGCGTTTCTGGCGCAGGTTCGCCGGCAGGCGGAAAAACTGGTCAGGGAGATGGCGGCATGACGACATTAACTCAATGCCAGCAGCAGGTGCTGGATATGCTGATTTCTTATCAGAAAGAACGTGGCTTCCCGCCAACCAATCAGGAGGTGGCAACCATGCTGGGATACCGTTCGGTGAATGCAGCGGTGGAGCATCTTCGCGCACTGGAGAAAAAAGGTGTCATCACGATAAAGCGTGGCGTGGCCCGGGGTATCACTCTTCATACCGCGGTGAAGGACGACGACAGCGAGGCGGTCGGGATTATCCGCGCCCTGCTTGCCGGTGAGGCAAACGCCAGGCTGCGTGCAGCCCACTGGTTACATGAGAGGGGCCTGAAAGTATGAAGCTAATACTGCCTTTTCCGCCCAGCGTGAACACGTACTGGCGACACCCCAACAAAGGGGCGTTTGCTGGTAAGAGCCTGATAAGCGCGGCGGGGCGAAAATTCCAGAGCGCGGCGTGTGCAGCAATAGTTGAGCAGTTACGTCGTCTGCCGAAACCAACGTCGGCACCTGCTTCAGTGGAGATCGTGTTGTTTCCTCCGGATAACCGGATCCGCGATCTGGACAACTATAACAAGGCGCTGTTTGACGCCCTGACCCACGCGGGTGTGTGGGAAGACGACAGACAGGTGAAAAGAATGCTGGTGGAGTGGGGACCGGTTATCCCGAAAGGGAAGGTCGAGATCACTATCAGTAAGTACGAAAAAGCGAGTTGCAAATTAGCAACTCGGTAACGGAATTGAGCAACACCCTAAATTTGGGTATTACCTCGTTAAAGATACTGTATTTATGAACAGTGTATCCTTGATAACTATTAAAAATCGCAGTAAGTTCATCCTGCATCAACGAAAAGGGAGTGCAGTCCCGCTCGTGGATAAAAATTTGTGGAGAAACCAATGAATCAGTTGCTTGTAATTGATGGCGTTTCTGTGCGCCAGTACTTCGAATCTAACTACTGTCTTAACGACCTTCAGAAAGCTGCTCTTCTTGCCGCTGGTGAGAATCGCTCCTCCCGTTCGCTGGAAGTTCACGAGTTTATGCGTCGTCCTGAAACGAAGGCTCTTGTGGAATTATTGGAAGAAGAAACTACGGGAGATTCCCGTAGTATTCCTGTCATCACCATTCAGGGGCGCAATGGTGGGACGTATGTCTGTAAAGAGCTGGTCTATGCATATGCAATGTGGATCAGCCCGGCATTCAGCTTAAAAGTGATACGTACTTTTGATGCGCTTCATAATTCATCACCAGAAGAAACCACATCCGACAAAATTAAATCCGGGGTCATTCTGCTTGAATCAGCAGCAAAGACTCTAAATCTGTCAAACTCCTCGAAACTTGGTGCATACCAGAAATTATCAAAGGTAGCTGGTCTTCCTGAACTTATGCCGATCTATGCCATTGATGCACCTGCTGATGCGCCAGATGGTTCAAGCCGCCCTACGCTGTCGCTGAGTGCACTGCTGAAGCAGTATGGTATCCGCCTGACGGCTAATCAGGCATATCACCAGATGGCGAAGCTGGGGATCGTTGAACAACGCGAACGATACAGCCGTACCGCGATTAACAACATCAAAAAATTCTGGTCGCTGACAGCGAAAGGTTGCATGTTCGGCAAGAACATCACCAGTCCCGCAAATCCGCGCGAGACGCAGCCGCATTTCTTCGAATCCCGATTCCCTGAGCTGTTAAAGCTGCTCGATACCGTTCATTGAGGTGACCGTGAGAGCACTACTGACCCCTGAAATTGCCCCGCGTATGGGGATCGTATTGTTCAGACCCGGTTCAGAGCTGATGCCCCTGTTTATGCAGGGGCGTGTCCTGCTGGAGCCTGAGCCGGAACGTTATTCATCTTTTGCCAGTGGTGCCGTTCCGGCAGCATCACAACCGCTGGCGGATGATCCTGCCGTTCGGGCCGTGTTCCGCAATGAGGCAGTGATCCGTCGTGCTGGTGGCGTGGAATGTCTTGAAAGCTGGTTACTTCGTGAAAAAGGTTGCCAGTGGCCTCATTCCGACTGGCACAGCGAGAACATGACCACAATGCGACACGCGCCGGGCGCAATCCGTCTGTGCTGGCACTGCGATAACCAGCTGCGCGATCAGTTCACGGAACGGCTGGAATCAATGGCAACGGATAACTGTGCCCGCTGGGTGTTGTCTGTTGTGCGTCGGGATCTCGGTTTTGATGACAGTCACGTTGTGACAATGCCGGAACTGTGCTGGTGGCTGGTTCGTAATGATCTGGCGGATGCCTTACCGGAAAGTGCAGCCCGTAAGGCACTGAGATTACCGAAGCCTGTTGTGCCGTCTGTCACCCGGGAGAGTGACCTTGTGCCTTCGGTTCCGGCCACCAGCATCATCCAGAATAAAGCGAAAAAGGTGCTGGCGCTGAAAGTGGATCCGGAGTCGCCGGAGTCTTTTATGTTACGCCCAAAACGTCGCCGCTGGGTTAACGAAAAGTACACGCGCTGGGTTAAGACGCAGCCGTGTGCATGTTGTGGAAAGCCTGCTGATGATCCCCACCACCTGATAGGCCACGGTCAGGGGGGAATGGGTACAAAAGCGCATGACCTCTTCGTGCTGCCTTTGTGCAGAAAGCATCACGACGAGCTGCATGCGGATACCGTGGCATTTGAAGAGAAGTATGGCTCCCAGCTGGAGCTGATATTTCGTTTTATCGATCGTGCGCTGGCAATAGGCGTGCTGGCCTGATTTTGTGGAGAAAGTTGATGCGTGATATTCAAATGGTTCTTGAACGTTGGGGGGCATGGGTGGCAAATAATCACGAGGATGTGGAATGGTCATCTGTTGCTGCAGGTTTTAAGGGATTAATTCCTTCGAAAGTAAAATCCCGCCCGCAATGTAGCGATGACGATGGCCTGATCATTAGCTCTGCGATGACAGTTCTTAAGAAAAAGGAACCGTATCAATACGAATTACTGGAAATGTATTATGTGTATGGGGTTACATTACGGGTATTGGGGGTAAAACTGGGGATATCACTTAATCAGGTTGTTATCAGACTGCAGAAAGCTGAAGGGTTTATTGACGGTTGTCTGGCAATGTTGGGGGTATCTTTAGAAATTGATTGTTACATATAGTAATAAATTCAATCAAAGTAAATAATCATATTTTATTATAACCTCCTGATGATACCTGTTCATTGGGAGGTTATTATGGATAAAAATGTAGAGCATGTATTAGTTGATGCAATTGAAAATAAGCAATCTTTAACAGTCGTTTACTTAGGAGGGAGCCAGCCCGGAACATTAAGGAATATTTCTCCGATTAGTATAAATGGGGATAAATTGCGGGCAAGATGCCATAGTTCTGGAGCAGTAAAGGTTTTCAATCTTGGGAAAATACAGTTACCCAGTGACTCCTGCGCGGTATCTATGCACTATGGAGATTTAAAAGTTAAAGCTTATGAGACGATGCAGAGCGTAAATGACAACTTTCATGCCCTTTATCCTGAAGGACGATGGGGTGTTGATTTTAATGAGCATCGCTTTGCTTTATTTGATTTTTTTAAAAACGGGAAACGAAAAAAAACGGCATTTATGGCAATTGAGTTCAGGGAAAGAGATGAAGAGAAAATAATAACAGGTGTAACAATTGATATTGGTATATCTGGAACAGTGATTTCTGAGAAGTCCCGAATCCCAAAAAGACGACCATGGGTAGTGGTTGGTCCCGAACACGGAGAATACAGTACTTATTCAACTTTGGACAAGGCTGCTACAGCGTTTTTTGAGAGGCTTTCGTTGATAGCATCCGGCCTGGAAGATAATTGATTTTATGTTTGGTATTCAGAGTTCGCCGTGCTTAAGAAAGTCAAGATTCTAAAAATACTGAATGAGCTACTTGTGTTATAACAAAAATGCTATTAGTGTGTTAAGAGTGGTTACTTCGCCACACAACTTAAACCCGCCACTGAGCGGGTTTTTTGTACCTGTAAACTTGGTGCAGTACAGTAAACACGCTGGTGGTCGTGAATACTGACTTTTTATCTTGCTGGCTTTTTAGACAAGAGTTATTGGTATGTCATGTTAACCAGAAGGGAAAAAGACATGCTAAAACAGCAAGATATGACCGAAACCGCCAGAGTGGTGTTTAATGAATTGAGCGTCACCGAACCGGCGACAGTCGGGGAGATTGCGCAGAATACTTACCTTTCACGCGAACGCTGCCAGTTAATACTGACCCAGCTGGTTATGGCGGGTCTGGCAGACTATCAGTTCGGTTGTTACAGACGCCTTCCGCAGTGAAGGCTTTTTTATTTGTGGTAAATGGGCGGCTGGTGGG